TAAAGGACATTATGAATCAGACGATGAGACTGGTTTTTTCTTTGAACAATTAAAACAAGTTCAATTATCTCTTGATGGGATATTTGAAGAGGAGACAACTGATGCCAAAAAAGAAAACTAATGATGTAAAAGATGAGATTAAAAAAATAGTTAAAAAGAAAAAACGAAAAGTTTATTTTGGACAAGAGGTTCAAGATGCTATCGTAGAGTATAATTCATCAAAAAGTGATAGTGAAAGAAATACAATTTATGGTACAAGAATACATGCAGCTTTCGATAAACTTGCTGAAAATATAATTAATACATTTAAGTTTACTTATTTTGATGATCCATTTGTAGATGTTAAACATGAAGTTGTTGCATTTATGGTTATGAATATGCACAAATATGACCATTCAAAAGGTTCTAAGGCTTTTAGTTATTTTTCAGTTGTGGCTAAAAACTATTTGATTCTTCATAATAATAACAATTATAAAAAATTAAAAACCCACGATAAAATTGATGTATTAGAAAGACATAAATATCAAGGTAGTGATGAGTATGATTTTCAATCTTTTACAGTTGAAATGGTTGACTATTTTGATAATAATCTTAATAATATATTTAAAAAAGAAAGAGATTTGAGAATAGGTTATGCTATTATTGACTTAATTAAACAAAGAGATGAAATAGAAAACTTTAATAAAAAAGCTATTTATATTTTAATTAGAGAAATGACTGATGTTGAAACTGCTCACATTACATCAGTTGTTAATGTATTAAAAAAACATTATAAAAAATTAGTGAATAAATATCATCAAACAGGAACAATTGTTATAGATGTTTCTGGTTCTAAATTTTTTTAAATAAAAATCAATTAAAAAATAAAACCCACTAATAAAATAGTGGGTTTTTTATTTCAAACAATTTCTTACAAATTTTATATTTATATATGAATAAGTACATCCAGAGGAGATTGTATGTCAAACGAAAAAGAAATATTTGAAGGAAAAACATTTCAAGATTTAACAAAAGATATTTACGAAAATACTACAAAGCGTAAAACTCAAATCGATTTGTTAATATCAGAAATACACGGATTCATTACAACAATAGATGATGTGGTGTTGGTTGCTCCGATTATAAAAGAATATATGGATACAGCTGTTCGTAACGATGAACACTTGGTAAAACTTGCTGGTGTATTACAAAGAATTATATCTAAATCACAAGGTGAATCAGATGAATCAATGTTGTTAAGTGATGAAGAAAAGGCTGAGTTAATGGGAACACTTCAAGATACTGTAGATGATTTACAGAAAGAAAGTGAAAAACTTGAAGGAATAAAAAATAAAACTATTTCATCAGGATATACGGAGAGTTAAATGGCATCTATACTTACAACACTTGGAAAAGCAACTCAACAGAAAGGTGTATTTGGTAGTACTAATAATGCGCCTATTTATTTACAATTTGTACCTGGTGTTTGCATTGAACCTATTACAAGTACTAATTCATTACAATCATATAATAATTCAGATAATGTAAATTCAATATTAGCAATACCCCACATTAGAAATGGTGTAAAAAAGAAAAAAACAATGTTGAATGATAATGATAGATACTTTCCTCTTATGAGAGGTTTTGTTGATGTACCTGCTAAAGGAGATCCTGTTTTATTATGTGAAATTGGTGGAAAGAGATATTATTTAGGACCTTTAAATACAGACAATCAACCAAATTTTAATGAAGATAATTTATATGAACCAGAGTTACCACTCAATAGTAATTCAGTAGAACCAAATGCAAGACTACATAAAGGTGAAAGTAGAAACTTTAAAAGACTTGAACATAATAGAATGAGAAAGGTTTGGAATCCAAGATTAGATTCAACAGATGTCTTTAACGAAACTCACGGTGATATGATGTTAGAGGGTAGACATGGTAATAGTATTCGTATAGGTAGTAGAGATGAGAATCCTTATATGTATATATCAAATGGTCGTTTAGAAACCTTTACTACTGAAGGATATGCAGATGGTACTTTAATAGCTATTACAAACAAAGGTTCTTTAAATCAACACTTTGGTGGATATGCTATACAACCAAGTGCTGATGATGAGGATGAAGCAAGAGAACTTGAGGTTGTTCCTGGATTTATATTAGCATCAGATTATCATTTTTCAACTGAAGAACCACCTAAAAGACTTATGGCTAATTTAGTTTCAAGTGTAAATAATGATTTAGATGCTACTGATTTAATTTATAGATATGGTTCAGAAGAGGGAGCTGATGAAAATGGTGCTACGGTATATAATGGTATTGTTGCAAATCAAATTTTATTTAATTCGGATAGAATAACAATTAATTCAAAAAATGAGGATATGTATTTATCTTCGGGAAATGACATACACATTGGAACAAAAAGACACTTAACAATTTCTACATCTGAAAATTTAATAATAGAATCTGAAAAAACATATTTAGGTGACCCTAATAAAAAAGAAATGGATAATATGGTAATGGGTGCAAAATTACAACAAGTTTTAAAAGACATACTCCAAATCTTTTCAGTTGCACAATATGTAAATAGTGGAGGACCAGCTGCTTTAAATCCGACATCTATAGAAGCTAGTGTACAAAAAATTACTGGTGATATAGATACAATTTTAAGTACAAAACATTTTATAGAAAAATAAAAGAGGTAATTATGAAAAAGAAAAAACCAAATATAAAAACTATAATCAGACAAATCGTTAGAGAAGAAGTTGCGATGGCTATCAAAGAAGTAATAACTGAATTGAAGCAACCAACTCAATCTCAACCACAACCACAAAAGAAAATCGTTGAGAAAAAATCTTTCACAAAAAATTCAGTATTGAATGATGTATTGAATGAAACAGCTCAAGATGGTGATTGGAAAACAATGGGTGGTGGTGAGTTTACTTCTGATAGAATGAATGAATTAGTTGGTAGACAATATGGTGATATGATGAATACATCACCACAACAAGTTCCATCAAGTGACCCAATGGCACAATTTTTAAATAAAGATTATAGAGAAGTATTAGATAAATCAATCGAAAAATCTAAAATAAAACATGGAAGATAATAATGGGATTAAAACAAGATTTAATTGATGCTAAAGTAAGAGCGGCTCTAGAGACTGGAATGGACGAAACTGTACTTGATACTGATGATGGTTCTTTTATTGAACGTGAAGCTGAATATGTCAAAGAAGCTATAGTAACATTCTTAACAGAAGCCGAATTTAGAATTACTCAATTAAATGCTCCAATTGTTCTTGAAAATTTTAAAATACCAACACAAAATGTTGATGTTAAAAGACAGACAATTACTGATGAAAAAAAACCAACATTTAGAACAATTAGAGAATTGGGTAGTTTAATTCCAGGCGCAGCAGGACCTGTTAACTTACTTGTAGATAAAGTTGAAATTGAGACTGCAGGTGTAGCAAATAGAATAGGTAAAGAAGGTGCTTTATTGCCAAGTATTGATATTTCAAAAGATGGTAGACTTGGAAAAGAAGGTGGGTTAATATCAAATGGTTATGTTTTCATTGGGGAAGATCCAGATTCACAAGAACAATTTAATGTGGATGATGAACAAGGACAAAAAGAATATACAACTGTAAAACTTTTTAGAGAAGACATTGAGGAATTATTATAATGGCTGTTAGAGATACATCAAGAAAACCTTACATAATTGATAATGATAGTAATATCAAAGTTGGTATTGACTTACCAATAAGAAGAGATGATGCCGGACATGGTTGGTTCGCTTCATCAACTACTACCATAGAGGCAGTTAAAAATAATATAAGAAACTTGTTAAACACTAATAAGGGTGAAAGGTTAATGCAACCAAATTTGGGTTTAAATTTAAGAAGTCAATTATTTGAACAGATAGATGAAGAAAATTTAATTTCTATACAAAATTCTATTTTAGACACATTTCAATTTTGGTTACCATTTGTCGAAGTTAGAAATATTGAATTGTTAACTAATGCAGATGATATAGTAATTGGTACTAATCAAATATCAATTAAAATTCTATTTAACATAATACAAGACCCAAACACTTTGAGTTCTGTAACCGTAGATTTTACAAGTGATATTGGAGAGAATTTAGAAACCACTCAAGGTGGTGGTGGATATTAATATGGAGATGAAATATGCCAACTTATGGTAAAAATAAATTTAAAGAATCAAATGTAAACTATTTGGGTAAAGATTTTACAGCATTGAAAACATCTTTAATGAGTTATGCTAAATCTTATTTTCCAAATACATATCGTGATTTCAATGAAACATCACCTGGTATGATGTTGATTGAAATGAATGCTTATGTTGGTGATGTGTTGTCATTTTACATAGACCAACAATATCGTGAGATGTTATTACCTTTAGCAGAAGAAAGAAGAAATGTTATAAATATGGCAAAGATGTTTGGTTATAAAGTAAAACCAATTGTTCCCTCTTATGTTGATTTAACCTTTAAACAAGATTTAGATGTTTCTTCTACCGATTCTTCAAAAGTAGATTATTCAAGTGGTGGTATCTTTGATTCTGGTATGCAAATTAAAGGAACTAATAGTAATGTAGTATTTGAAACTTTAGATATTGTAGACTTTCAAGTGTCACAATCAAATGATACAGTAACACCATCAAGTTTTGATCAAACTACTGGTTTAGCTTCTGGTTATACTTTAGAAAGAACGGTAAAGGCTGTTAGTGGTAAAACTAAATCTTCAACCTTTACAATAGGAGCTCCTGAAAAATTTAAAAAAATAACAATATCTGATACAAATGTAATTGATATTATTTCTTGTGTTGACTCAAATGGAAATAAATGGTATGAAGTTGATTTTCTTGCACAAGATAAAGTTCCAATTCCAACTCACTATACAGTAGATGAAAACAGAAATAGTGCTTATGGTAGTTTAACTGATAATTCAATATCCACTTTACCAGTTCCATATTCACTAACATATATTAAAACAAATAAAAGGTTTACAAGAGAAACAAATTTAGATAATACAACATCATTAGTTTTTGGTAATGGTGTATTAAGGGATGGTAAAGATGGTTCAGTTGATCAAGGATATATTGATATGGATCAGATTGGAATTGTAATTCCAGGACAAACAAATGATTTAAATAATTCTATTAATCCATTACTGGGTGACGAGTATTCAACATTAGGTGAAACACCAAACAATACAACTTTAACAATTACTTATCGTGTGGGTGGTGGTATAGCATCTAATATAGCTGCAGCTGATTTAAACGAAGTTCTAAGCGGACAGGTTATGAATGGTAGTGCTGATGGTGTTACCATTGGTGACTTAACAGTTACAAATAGATACCCTGCTATCGGTGGTAGAGACGAAGAGAGTGTAGATGAGATTAAAGAAAAAGCCAAAGCATTCTTCTCAACACAAAACAGATGTGTGACAAAGGAAGACTATGAAGCTAGAGTGATGAACATACCATCAAAGTTTGGAAATATAGCTAAGGTATATTGTGTTAGAAGTGGTGATGATATTCAAAGTAGTGAAATGCAACAAAACTTTCAACAATCTTTAAATCAAGTATCTTTAATATATTCTAATACATTAACGCAGTTAGAAAGTTTAAGATCTAATGTAGAGAGTATGATTGGTGAACCAATAGACAATAGTTTACATACTGGTATAGAAAATATACAAAATACAGTTGCTGAGATGGTTAACCCATTAGATGTACTTCAAGATAATTCAGATTTAACAACATTTGATATATCATCTATAAAGATTTATGTTTTGGCATATGATATAAATAAAAATTTAGTTGGTAATCCTATGACAGCTTATACTAGTGTAACTGATAGTATTCCAAGTACATTAATGTCAAATATAAAAAACTATTTAGGAAATTTTAAAATATTAACTGATAACATTCAAATTTTAGATGGATACATTGTGAATTTTGCAGTTTTCTTTGATGTTGTTGCTGATAAAGATGCTGATAAAAAACAAGTTAAATTTAAATGTATAGATAAAATAAAAGATTACTTTAGAGTAGAAAAAATGCAATTCAATCAACCTATTTTTAAAAGTCAATTAGAATATGAATTAATGGATGTTGAAGGAGTTCGTGCAGTAAATCATGTTACAATAACACAAGAAACAGATTATCATGAATATGCTAATGGTGAAACTACACCAGCAACTTATACATATAGTTATAGTGAAGAGGTTGATGTGGATAATAATCCAGAAAATGGTGTGTCAGGTGGTTATCAAGCATCGGAATTTGGTAATGATGGTTATGGATATAATTATGATTTTCAAAATGCTTTAGTTGATGGGATAATAAGACCACCAGAACCATCGACACCAGCAGTTTTTGAATTAAAGAATCCAAATCAAAACATACAAGGGAGAGTTAGATAATGCATCATTTTATTTTTCCATCACAAGACACTTGGATTTCAAGTGGTTCATCAACAATAACAGGTGAATCTTTTAAAGACCAAAACTTTGGAAGAGACCAAATACTTGAAGTTAAAAAAGAATTTTATAACAACGCTTTTAATTATCCAACGAGAGCATTGGTTAATTTTAGTGGAACTGAATTTACTGAGATGTCAAAGTCTGTAGCAAATGGTACTATAGCCTCAGACGCAAAATACTTTTTAAGACTTTATGAAGCTGAGGGTAATGCTGAAATAGGAGATTTAGCATATACTTTATCTATTCAACCAATATCAGAATCTTGGAATGAGGGTAAGGGTAAGTTTGGAGATACTCCAAAAAATACTAAGGGTTGTAGTTGGGAGAATAGAGATAATCCTGCTGGTGGTAGTGCAGATACTTGGGCTACTCCAGGAGTAAGTGTATTGAGTGTAAGTTCTTCAGCACAATCATTTACAAATCAATCACCTGATGTTGATGTTGAAGTAACTGATATGGTTAATATGTGGTTGAAAGGACAATATTCAAATTATGGAATGTTAATAAGATTTGCTGGTACACAAGAAACAGACGATAGTCATTTTGGACATTTAAAATTCTTTTCAAGAAACACACATACAATTTTTTCACCAAAATTAGAAGTTCGTTGGGATGACCATTTACCTTGTACTGGTTCAAATACAGGCTCATTAAATGAATTAACAATGAGTGGATTGGCTGATAACTTTTTATATATGAAAGGGTTGAGACAAGAATATAGAGAAAATGAACGAGTTAAGTTTAGAGTTGGTGCTAGAAAAAGATACATACAAAAATCTTTTACTACATCAGTTCAAACAACAAGTGGTTCATTTATTTCTGAAGGTAGTGGTTCATATGCAATTAAAGATATTGCTACCGATGAGTTTATAGTTCCATTTAGTGATTTTACAAAACTTAGTTGTGATAATAATTCAAATTATTTTATTCAATACTTAGATGGATTTTATCCTGATAGGGCTTATAAGATACAATTAAAGTTAAAATATGATGATGGACAAGAACAAATTTTTGATGATGATTTTGATTTCATAGTTAAAAGGAAATAAATATGGGAAATGTAAATGAAGAATATCCAGTAGATAATCAGTTTCCTCTAAATGATGATGTTATAGCGGATGGTACTGAATCTAATTCACCGATTACTGAAGAGATAATTTTAGATAGAATAGCTGAAGCAATAATAACTAGTGAACACTTTAATATACTTGGAGAAACATATAATAGTTCAGATACTACAGCTCAAAGTATTTCTTTAAAATCACAACAGAAGACAATTAGAGATGGAGTTGTACAACAAGGTAGATTATCTAATAATGAAATCTTAACAATATATCAAAAAGATATAAAGGCTAATGCTGAAGACTTTATAGCCTCTGATGATAATTCAGAGACGTTACGAGAAAAAATTGCATATTTTGTTAATCTCGGAATTTTTGCAAATCAAGTTTTTGTAAATATAATCCCAAATGAAGATACAGGTCCAATTATAAGATTAGAAACTCAAAGTGGTGATTATCAAGATATAACTAATGAAATTATGACTAAAACATTTAATAGTGATGGTTCAGTTAGTTATGCATCTCTCAACATAAGTCAATTTATAAATATAAATAAAGCAGCAACTGGTATAAATACATCACATGCTAACGAATATTTAGACACAAATATTTATGAATTATTACCCACTACAACTTTAAGACAAACACAAATTAATGAAGCTATAGCACAAATTCAAAACTTACTACCTCCAAGCATAAGTAATGAAGATTTTGGATTAAATTCAAATGGTTCAGGTATTATTAATAGAGATCTTAATACTGGAGAATGGGTTGGTTCTACACAATATTATTTAGATCATACCATATCAGCACCTCAACAAAATGAAATTGGTGCAGGTGAAGAGGAAGATGGATTCATTACAAGATTAAGAAAAAATGAAAGTGGATTAAATGAAAATAAATCCATAGAGGCTTTAAGAGATTCATTGAGTTTATATCTTAAAGATATTGATGAACAACACGTTCTTGCGATGGATGAAAGATCACAATATCGTAATCAATCAACTGGATATTTAAAATTTAGAAATTTAAATCAAGGTATTATTATTCGTAACACAAATCAAGAATATGTTGATGGTTTAAGTCCAGATACAAGAGAATATTTACAAGATGGATTTACAATCACAATGTGGGTTAGATTTTTAGATAAAGTATCAGAGGGTACATTGTTTAATTTTGGAAATCCAATGAGAGAAAATAATCCATTCGGTTTCAGTTTAGAAACCTATGTTATAAATGGTGATAGTAGTCCAGTAAATTCAAGTGGTGAGTTTGTTGCAGGTTTTGGTTCATATAATGGACAGACTTGGAAAGATATTTTTCAAGATAATGGTGTATTGAGTGAAGGTTGGGTTACGGATGATGGAAGACAAGCACCCAATGAGGGATTCTTTTCTAAAACACCAACTGAAAGATTTGTTAGATTAGTTGTTCATGATGGGGAAAGATTACGAGGTTCACATACTGGCATGCCTTTTATGAGAAAAAGAAGTGGGTTACCTCATATAGTAACTGGTACTGGAGCTCCACTTGGTGGTTATGATTATTATACAAGTGGTTGGGGTGGTCCTGATGGAAGTGGTAATACATATCCTGCAACAGATCCAGGAAATATTCCATATGACCACACATATGGATTAATGACTAATACTCGAATACCAGTAGATTTACAAGAATGGTATTTCATATGTGCTACTTACAATCCAAATATAATTGAACCAGAATATCACGATGGACAAACTGGTGTAGGTGGAGAGGGTGAATTATATTATAATGATTATAAATATAATAAAAACTTTTGGTTAAATCATGTTGATCCAGAACAAGATGGTACATCTGTTGCTAAATCAATGTATGGAAATAAATGTAAAGTAGAAATTATATCAAGGAGTGATTTATTAAGAGCTCGTGGTTTTAAGGTGTAATTAAATGACTAAATTCACAGAGGAAAGTACAGGTTCATTTGGAGTACCAAATGTTACTCTTGAACAGAGTATTTCACAATCATTTGATCCCTATCGTGGAAATGATTTTAGAGATGAATTGGTAATAAAAAATTCCTGTATTCGTATTGAAGCTATGAGATTTCCAACAAATATTCATCCATATCCAAATGGTGAATTTGTAGATGTTCCTTTTAAAGATGGTATGTTTAGACCAATAAGTGAATTTCCAAACGAATCAGCTTTTCCAAATCAAGATAATAATCTTCTTGAAGATTGTTCAAATATATTTCCAAACGAAATAGCGCCATTTCATGAGTTAAGGGCTGTATGTGCTGATGGTTCAACCATAACTGTAGGTAGTGCACACGCATCTGTTCCTAACGCTGGATTGAGGATTCAAAGAAATAATGATGTGGGGGAAAGTGAGTTCTTTTTTGAGAGTGGTGTTGATGCATGTATGAGTAAAAATTCACCAAATACAGATTTGTATTTTGCTTCTAATAATGATAAAAGACAATCTCTTGGGTTGTTTTTTAATGATGATTTAAATATAACACAAGATAATTTTACTGATAGTATGAGTGATTTGTTATTTACACAAATAGAAAAATTAAATTTAGTATCAAATGGTAACTCTAGACTTGTACAAAGAGCTAATTATTTTGTAGAATCTCTAGGTGATGCATCATTTAAACCACAAGGTGGTTGGGATTATTTGAACATTGATGGTATAGGAATACACATTAGTATGGATGAAAATGGACAACCTTTAAATGTGCCAGGTATAAGTAATCAGAGAGCATTTATTCAAAATCAAAATTATTCAGATTATTATCATAGAGGTGGTCCTTATGGTTATGCTGGTAATGCACCTTATGCATATAGAGGACGAGTTCCAAGTAGTTATGGTTGGGAATCAAATCCTAGTGAGGGTGGTTTGGGTTTTGATATGGAATGGGCTAGATGGGTTATGTCTAATGAATGTTTTTCATATGGAAGATGTTTAAAATTTTCAGCATCAAGAGCTTGGAATGATACAACTGATGACGATATATTTCCATATGTTGGTAGTGACAGTAATATTGAAACACCTTCAGAGTATGTTAGAGTTTTAAGTTTAGCTAACGATAATGAATATAGAACAATGAATCAAGTTCAAAAAATTTATAATGGAGCAAGTGGTGATAAATTATTAAATCCATATAGTTCTATAGATGTTAGTTTTATGATGAAAACAACAAAGTTAGATGTTGGATTACAATGGGATGATATAATTGAGGAACAAAAACCATCAGTTGAAGCGGTTGTTACAAAAAATAGTTATTTACCTTCAGCTAATGCTGCAGGTTATAATGTTACTCACGAAACAAATGTAGGTGATTACGCAACTCTTTTTGATATAGGTGAAGAGCATGTTCAGACTAGTGCTTCATTTTTAATTTCAGGTAATGAACAATTCAATCATCAAGGACATTTTTGGATTGATAATATAATAACACATTCTTATTATTCCGATAATAATGAACTTAATTCGTCTTCACCACAAACTCTTGGCAATTATTATTATAATGGTGCTTATGGTGGTGGAACAAGTCTACATGATAGAGATTATACTCTAGGTTCGGATACTTGTCCTGATGGGATTACTACTTGTGGAGATTCAGAAAATGGAATGGGACAATACACATATGAAAGAGCTATCAAACAATTATGGTCTAGTGATGAATTACAAGAAGTGAATATTAAATCAATAAGAGTTTTAGGTGATTGGGATGATGTTGATAATGTTGCCACACATATAGATGTTGGTGGTATTAGGTTTGGTGTTAATGTTGGAAATCTTACAGATATTAATAATCCTCCTCTTCCTTCTGTTTCTGTAAGACAAGACTTTAGAACAATCTGGTCTGCAGGTGATGGATATACAATGAATCCAACTTCGGATACTCCAGAATTTTTTCAAAGTTCACCTTTGGAGGGGGTTTCTATTTTTAAAAAGACTGGTGATGGTGTTGTATATGATGGTTTGGCTAGAGGTAGAGTACCGTGGGATTTTGGAATTTCAATTAACCAAGATGATAACAATGGAATTGAAGTTGGTAAAAGTACTTATCATTACAGAAATCGTTATAATGATACTTGGGCAATTTTAGTAGAATTAGATTATAGATGGAGAAATGCAGCATCGGGTAAAAAATTCTATAATAAAAATTTCTTATCTCAGACGGGTCACTACAATTCAATTGAAAGTAATATAGATGACTATAAGTCAATACTTGGTGGGGTTGGTAGATTTACAAATAATAGATTTAATACTTGGGAAAAAAAGAGTTTTACTTTTAATACCCACGAACAACATATGGTTTCTGGTGATATAGAAAATATTAAAGACTTATCATTTATAATTCAAACAAGTGGTAATGAATTTGGTGGATTTAGAGGGGAAGTTTATATAGATGACATTGTAGTTAATGAATCTTACAACTTCACTCCTGATGTTGATGTTAGAAAAAAAATAGCTGCAGATGAATATGGTGCTGCTAATTTAACAAAATATTATGACCGTATTTTACAACCAGATGAATATAAAGATACAACTGCTCCATTAGAAGCTCAATTTTATTTTTATCCGAGATATTTTTACAATCAAATTTTTGATATAGAAAAACCAATAATACATAATGATTTTAGAAATGGAATGTTTTATCTTTACAATGTTGATTGGGGTGATGGTTCTGCTAAAGAATTTGTTTCAGAGCCAGAACAATTAGGTGAAGATAAAGCGATTTATCACACATATGAATCAAGTGGAATATTTGAAATTACAGGAACAATGATAAGAATGAAACCAAGTAAAGAATTTAAACCTTTAGGTATAATTCATCACAAAAAATTTCAATTATTTATAAATATAAATGAAGGTACTGATGAAGATTTTACATATTTTGGTTCAGAGGGATTTTCATTCATACCTTATAAAAACACATTACCCACCATTGGTGGTTACTCAAACCAATCAATTTATTATAACTCGGTAAAAAGACAACTTGGGATAATATCAGATGATGTAAAAGTAGACACTGTATTTAATAGTTTAGGAGACAGACTTAAAACAGAATTAGCATTAGATAAAATGGATGATACTTATAGTGATGACTTTATTGCATTAAATGCTTATAAAGAATCACGATATAATATAAATGATACATTACCTTCAGCTGAAGTATTAGATACATCTGCTAATTTTTTAAATAGTTTACCATTTCCAAATTATTGGAAAGAGTATGATATTACTGAAGATGGTGTGTTAGGTATTGATGATATAAGAGTATGGAACTCTTATGGAAGACCTGATATTGCTAATGATTTATCTGTTAGAATATCAACAGGAAATCTACCATCATATTCTACTTCAAATTATAATTTAAAATATTTTTATAATCCTTATTATTCAAATAAAGAACTTGTATATTTAGGACAGGAAACTTTTCCAAATGAACTTGGTAGGTCTCTTGGTAATGTTGATTTGACTGAAATAAGATTTTTTACTGAACCTAAAAATATGTATTTAATGTTAGGGTTTGATGAACCAGCAACTGATGGTTCACTCTTACCGAATGAAGATGCACCAGTACCTGAAAATCCACAATTAGAGAGTTGGTTAAGTGTAGGTTATATTATATGGGAACTTGATACCATACCAGTAAATACTGAAACAATACCAGAAGGTATTAGTCAGATTAATTCATTATCATATTCAGCAGCTTTAGAGGGTTATGGGGTTACACAAACAGCAATATTTATTCAAGGTTTGGGTTGGATTGGAGCACTGTCGGAAATACAACAAAACGGAGTTTACTTATTTATGAATAAAACTAATGAAGATATTCTCATTGGTGATTATACAATACCACCTACTCCTGCAACTGTAACCCATCATGCAGGTAATCCAGATGCATCCAATTATTGGAAAAAAATTATTCCTGAAAATTATTCTATATATAATAGAGAGGGTTTGGGGCAAGATGAAAATGGTAATTACATAATTCCTCGTGAACTTAATGTAGTTGAATGGGGACGACAAACTTGGAATCAACAAGTTGATGGTATAACACCATATTATCCCGTATTACCAAAGTATGGTAGAGATGGTAAATTTTTAGAAGGTTCACTTATGGGTAATGCTAATCAAGATGGGGTTGAGGGTCGTACTCCATTTCCATTAAATGGCCCAATTACTGATAAAAACTATACTGATAATAGTTTAAGAATTTCTATAAACGGAGAATTAAAAGAAACAAATGTGTTTGATGATTTAAGTGGAAACAATAATTATGGATTTTCTTACAATGATTACAAACCTAATTTTGAAGAAGAAACACTCAAACCTAGAAAAGTAAAAAGTGCTGGTACTGTTCGAAAAAGTAATTTAAATGGAGCATTTTAATGTCTAAAAAAAGACTAATAAGAAATAAACCAAGACAAAATGAGTTGGGGGTTTATACATATAAAGATGATAATCTAAATACTGATTATTTAGATTCTGATAGTCTTCCAATTAGATATGATAAATTCGAAGGAAAAGATTTATCATCTGTATCCATAGGTGATACGTTGAATGAATATATACTTGATTCATATATACAAGAATTAAATGGTGTAACTGATGGGGTAGATAATAATAATAACCCTAAACCAGTTACTAGATTGAGATATGAAGGACAAAACTTTGTTGAAATTAATAGTGTTACCATTAAAAACAGAGGTGTGAATACAAGAATTAATGATGTTTATTTTAGATTTTATATATTTTCATCACTTTACTATGACCCCTTTACCGCTAATGGAACTGCAAGGTCAGCTGCAGATTTTTTAAATTCTACTACAGGAGTACATCAAGGTGATATACCTGCAGGTTTTTATTATCAAGGTGGTCCTAATTATGGTGAAAATGGTGAGCCAGGAGATGGGTTGTTTCAAGATATAAGAATTTTAGAAGATTTTTCTTCTATCAATAAACTTTCTGAATCAGAATATGATGCTAATACTGGTACTGGAAAGTTTGTGGACATAGAAACTGATTATGATGGACAAGAAATAGTAACTGATACTGAAATAGTTGTTAATGGTACTAATAGGTCTAGAGATGGTTTTGACCCAAGACAAACTATGTTAATAAGAACATTAGCACCAGAGGGTGGTATTACTTTAGGTGGAGTCGATTATGACGAAGGTGAAGACATAAGTACAAGGGGAGCGCCATACATACCTCCTGGAAATCTTACAACAATCTTTCAAGAAGATGGTACTCCAAACAATGTTTATATAGCACTTTTTATGGATGGTGATATGAATCCAAAAAGAGGTCCTGATAGAAGTAGAGACGAAACACTAAACATATGGACTATAAATCCAGAGGAATTATTTGATTCAGCTGGTGGTGGAAAAGTAACGGTATTGGAATGGGATGATGCTGACATAGAAAAATTTAATCATTCAGCTGAAAAAACAGCTGCATTTTCAGCAACTAAATTAAAAGTTACAATTAATACTATTGGTGGTATTAGAGAAGATGACATTACTTACAATCCTCCAGCAGAATATAAAACTATGGATGAGTTAACTGTTATACCACCAATATCAAGATATAATTCAGAAATGATAGATGAATTAATTTTAGATATGAACCCATCAAGGGAAATATTAAAACAAGAACTTGATGTAAGACCATATAGTGATGAACGTGTTACATATGGACGATACCTTGATGGGATGTTTGCAGATTACATACCAATACCGCGTGTAGAATTATTATCTGATACATTTGATACAAGAGATTTTCAAATTTATTATGAAGATATGGATGACAGACTTTTAATGTCAGCACCAACTACGGTTAATTTAACTTTTGATGTTGGACTTAATCCAGAACCTAACATTACAATAGACCCATATTATTTTAGAACAGTACAAGAAAAGTGGAACGACATAGAATTGGTTGATAGATATTCTGTGACTGGTCAGGATATTAGAGTATATGGTGAGGAGGGTGATGAATTAACTAATAATCCTTTAGAAATAATAAGTAATAATGATTATATGTTTTTTGTAATAGATTGGAATGATGTTGATAACATATATCAAACTATGGATGATGTTATGGCGGAATGGCCAGAATCATTAGCAGAATTAGTAGAAAGAAGAAAAAATAATCTTTATTATCCTAAAGTTATTAATCGAAATGTTTATGGTGGTTTTAGAAATTATTTAAAACACAATTATTCTACTCCAGGAATGAAAAGAATTAAATCCATTATGTTTTCCCATACAACAGATACTAATATTACGGATGGTATATTTAAGGGAACTGAAGGATATGAAAATCCTATAGAACCACTTAGATGGAAACTTGTAACAACAACTATATTTGTAGACATACCTTCAAATGAATTTCCAGATTTTGGACAACTTGGTGGTGATGATTATAATACGATACCTTGGCCTTATACAACACCGATAATTGGTGGAATTAGTGGAGATTCAAAATATTCTAAATCAATTAGTAATATATTGGGTGGCGGTAAAATAGGTGACTTGGATATTATTGATGAAACATTTTTAATACAAGCTAAAGAAAATGATGAACTTGGTAAAAATATAGAAAAGTTAGATTTAGAACAATGTAGGTATTTTAATACAGGTGATTATGACATTAATAGGCTTTTAAACATACCAACAGCATATTATGAAATAGTAGATGAATCTCCAGAAAATTTAATTAATTTAGATTTTCCTATTTTCTATGAAGAATTTGATAGTTGGTATATGGAAAATCCTCAAGGTGATGACCCAGTATTACCAGAACAAAATCCATTTTCTGAGTATGGACTTGATATGGATGATGTAACTTATTGGTTAGGTAAAGGAAGACCAGATATTGCAGAATGGATTAGAATTAATTATGAATGTTATAGTGATCCTCAAAATTGTCGTTTTTTAAGTGATAAATACGATGAATATCAAGACCCAAATGGAAATACAATAGTTGCAACTACACCTGGTGGATTTGTGGTGGGAAATCAAAGTGAGAATTTTGCCTTACCTTATGATTTATTTTATAGTCAGTATTTTCCAATCTATCAAGCTAATAAAGAAAAATTGTTTCAAACATCTAATTATAATAATGGCGGATATGCATGTTACATAGATGCTAGTAATTTTCATTGGATAGATACAGAAAGAGTTGAAGGTCCTAGCTATAATAAGGCTGTTCATTGTAAACCATTATGGATGCCGAGTTCTGGACTACCAACACCTTTGGAGGGTTTATTTTCAAACAATCCTAGTGACTATAATATTGCAGTAAATGGTGATCCACCATCTGATTGGAATCAAGTTAATGAAGTATTTGATGGTGACGGACCTGGTGGTGGAGGTTTTGGAGAACCCACTCAAACGGGAATAAACCCATTTGATTTTTATGAACCAGATGGTTCAGGTCCAGGTACAGGATTAACTTGTGTAAACCCATCAGCTAATGTCTTTTATGCTGGTAGATCCTATGATTGGTCTAATTACTGGTGGTGGGATCCAGCTAATCCAACCAATAATTTAGATTTTTATAATCCAATTTGGGATGGTCCATCTGGTATAAATGGTGGTGATTATTTTTGTTATAAAGCATTTCAAATTATAGCGGGTAATAATTTTGCTGAACATATGGAATGTGGTACAGGTGATGTATGTGAGTATAGTGACGGCTACACTTATTATGAAGAGTATGTTGATAGTGTTGATTATAAACTTCAATCATGGGAAGCTTTTTTCCTATCAAATGTGGAATTTAATTATGATGAAAACATTCATAAAGGTAATCCACAAGATGGTTTTAATATATACTATTCTCAATATGAAGATGGTGATAGTAAATTTAATTACACATCACCCAACGGTAATCTTTTTTATGTTGGAGACTCATTATCTTTATTAGCATCTCATTTGATGGCTTATGAATCTGAATTTCCATCTACTGACCCACCTTCATTTAATAGTTTATACGGTTGGGTTGAGTTACTGCATATAGTTAACGCATATCTCTATAATGGTGAAGTACCATTAGGTTTTACTTCAACCACTTTATCTGCGTTGGGTGGTTATGAGGGAATCACAACTAGAATTGGTCAAGAAATGATACAATGGGCACAAAATACTTTTCCTGCTCAATACCAAGATGCACCACTTCCAAGTGGAGAAATAACTGATGGGTGTGATGAAAGAATACCTCCTGGAACTTTATGGTTAAATTCAGATGGTGATGTTTTATATAAATTTGATTCGTTTATTGATAATGAGTTTGGTGGTATGACTGGTATTCAATTTACACCTTATCATCCTTCTCATCCAATGGATGTTATAGATATAATTCCCAATTATGGTGCTGTATATGATACAAATTGGTCTGTAAACTATTCTGGTAATCAAATTCTTGCTTTCAGACTACCTAGTGAAGATAGCACACCAATTTATGATACTTGTGGGACTTTAATGAAAATAAATGTTGCTTCTGATACTGGAGGTTGGATAGAAACAGAACACTCTTTAAGGGGAATTGTTGTTGGATGGAGTAATGAAGCATACAATGAAGAATATGGTTATACTACTTTAGATAGTGGATGGACACCTACTGTGGGGTGTAATGATCCAAACGCACTTCATATTAATGAATCGTTAGAACCCAATCCAAATCCTGATAATTATTATGAAGAAGGTAGGGTAACATTTGGATATGAATTTAATAATTTATGTGTTTATCCTGATTTAAGATTTTCAGAATCATTTAATAATACTGTACTAACAGAAAAACTTAATTATGTACATCGTTATAATGATTACAATTATTGGGATGGGGGATTACCTGAAAAAACTTTTCCAGAGGAAAGTTCAGTCGGACAGATATTTATAGATGACAATATAGATAGAGAATTAACAAATAATTGTAAATTAGAATTTAATGCTGGAAATATAACTGATAAATCTATAATTGATTCAAGTGGAAATACAAATAAAGGTTTGTTGATTGGAGATTATAAAATAAAAAAATCAGAAAAAAATCAACCTATGAGACGGGATTCATTTATTAAAATTCCCAAAAAAACAGGAAATAAAGACGGAGCGTTGTAGATATGCCTATTTTTGATTATGATTACAGTAATAAGGATTATGAATTAATTGGTAGTAATCAACCAATTGAAAATCTTTCAATATATGATTATGTTAGATTAACAATATACACTATTACTCCAAATGGTAGAGTGTCAGATAATCTTTTTAGGTATACAAACGAAAATGGAGATAGTGTAAAAGCTGTATTTTACAGTAGTATAGATAATAATTTTCTATCTGATATAAACGTAGGTCCATTTTTTAATGACACATCAAATTTAAAATTAAAAGCTCTTGGTGGAGGGGATGAAAGTAATAATGATTTTAAATTGTATCGAAATCCTAATAATAGTTTTTATGTAAAACCAAATGAAATATTTAATAAATTTGATTTTCCTGAGGGTAATTATCGAGTTAAAGTTGATATTTTATCACAGGTAAAGCCAACCAATATAACTGAAGAATATTTAGCAGAATCTATACTTCCACTTCCACAATACTTTGAAGAGTATGACGCTAATAGTGATGGAATTATTAATGTAGATGATATTAATATATGGAATGGACTCGGTAGACCAGACATATCTACTAAAATTGCCGAAATGATAGTTAGTGGAGAATTTCCAAATTCTGCTACAGAAGAATATACTCAAGGAACAGATTTTTTTTCAAATACACAAAATTTTGTTGGTTATCATTATCAATTTTCCATAAAACAAGTATCTACTTCACGAAGGGAAGTTAGATTAAAATTATTAAATCTTCCAATAACAAGAGACAGTTATGTTCTTTCTGATTTAAAAAATCATTTTACTGATAATTCTGATACTTACAAATTTGGACATTTTTTAAACATTGGTGATGGAAAACATATTCCAATTACAAATTATCATTTCGATGATGTGACTGATGGTAAAAATAATCAATCTATAATTTTAAGATTGTATAAACCACTCCCAAGAACAGTAGGAAAATTAAAACAAGTATCAATTGAAAAAGAAAAAATAATAACACAATATACAGATGTTTTTTATTTTTCAGATATTCAACCTGGTAGAATTGGTGATGGACTACAATCAGATGATTTAGAAAATTGGATTAATACAATAGATAATGATAGTTTAAATTATCAAAACTATAATAATTTAACTTCATCTTTATCTGAAATTAAATTTAATCAATTATTGTCTGGTAGTATTCACGACTATCCAAATTTAAATACAGATTTTAGATTTTTTAAAAATCATACATTTTTTGGTTCAGCTAAAAAGAAATTAGAAAACTTTAAAACAAAAGTTGAAACCATTCAAGGACATTATTCTACTATATCACAATCTCTTTTTAATTCAGGTAGTAATGTTGATGGTGATAGTGATATAATCGTAAAACAAAGAAAAGATTTATTTAATAAAATAAATGAGGAAATAAAATCATTTACACCTTATGAGAAGTTTTTATATTTTGATGGACAAAATGAATCAACAGCATCAGCACCAGGTATTGGTAAAAATTACGCTGATGTAATTCCTATTTCAGATGGAATAAATGTTAATACAGGCAACAAATTTTCTCACAAATATCAAGGACAAATAAATGGTGGTGATGGTTTTGATGTTGTTTACCACCATTCATCTCAAGATATTGGTGGTTCACATGGTGCACATCAATTCATTGGTTTATTTACAAATAAATATTATGTTCACAACAAACCATTCTTTAATTATAGTAGTTCAATTTATTTATCATTTTTAATGAAGGGTGATAGTGGAAGTGCGGTAAATTGGGAAAACAGACAACACTCATATCCTAATGATGGTGGTGATGTTAAATTTCCTCAAGATACAAAATTTAGAGAGAACATATTAAATCCAAATATGACAGGTAGTGCATATCAAAGATATGTTTTTCACACATCACATTCTTATTGGGTGCCAAGAACTCTTAACAATGATACAGCACAAGTTAATAATTTTAAAGCTGGTTCTACTGAATTAGCTGTAGTTTCTGGTAGTGTAAAAACAGGTTCTAGTCCTATAAGAGATTCAAGTGGTAAATATCAAAACTATTCTACTGTTGTAACTCAGAGTGGAGTACCATTTACAGGTGCAATAATGCCAGCTGGTGAATTGTTTAGAATATTTACAAAAAACAATTTATCATCAAGTCTACTTGGTTATTATGATTATCAAGGTGTAACGATTGATAATAATGACTTTGAAGTATTTGATAAAAGTGGAAACAGCAATACTTTAGAATTTGCAGGTACTGGTCAGTCTTTCACCTCAGCTTCAATCACAACTGGTGTTCAAGGTGGTGATGCTTTTGCAATAACATTTAGTGGTAGTTTACAGGGCACGAGTGGAGAAATGTTTTTATCAACCAATGGTGCTAATGCTGCCATTGAAGCAGCAGGTGCTTCAATATCAATGTCGGCAGTTGCAGGTGATGATGTTACTGGTTTCACTATGGCAACATATTATAAATCAACTTCTCCTAAAACCAATACAACCATAATGTCTATGGATATTAAATCAGGTTCAACTAATGTTGATGGTTGGAGTATTCAAAGATTAACAGACAGTATAGCAGGTGAGGTAACAAGAGAAGGAGTGAACATAATAGATGCAACTACAGCTGATGATGGATTGAGAACAGGCACTCTTACTCCAAGAGATGGTAACTTCCATCACATAGCCATGACTTATGATAATCTGACTGGTACGGGTTCAATATTTTTTGATGGTGTTTTACAAAAACAAGGAAATTCAAGAGGATTTATAACTGGTAGTAATTCAATTTTTAGATTAATTGTTGGTACTGGTCCTGGTTCAGCACAAGGATTTTCTGATGCCACTTTTGATGAAACAAGATTTTATACAAGAGCATTAACACCTTCTGAAATAAATCAATTGTATTTACATCCTGATGGTAAGACTGATACAAAAATTACAGATGTAAAAATAACATTAAATAATCCAACAAATGCTCAACCATTTAGTGAGTTGTATCACACAAGTTCAGCTGAATGGCAAAATTGGTATAATGGAACATATGACTCAGCATCTATATTTGATAGAGATAACATTCATTCATTAGAAAATAATTTACCAACATATATTCAAGAAAGTTCTCAATATGGTGATTTAAAAGATTTCTTATCACTTCAAGGTGAACAATATGATGTTATAAAAAATCACATAGATTCTTTAGGCACTATAAATGATAGAGGTTATCAAGAATTAAATTCACCACCTAAAAACATTTATCCAATATTATTAAACAATTTAGGATATGAAGCTATAAATCCATTTGAGGGTAATTTAACAGAAACATTAGCTAGTTACTTAACAAGTGTAACTTCTATTGATGACATTAAAAATAATACTTTTAGAAAAATATTAAATAACTTAATTTATGTTTATAAATCAAAAGGAACAAAAAATTCAGTAAGAGGATTATTAAACATATATGGTTATCCGCCTGATGTAATTCCAATGAGAGAATTTAATTCTTCAATAGAATCATCTAAAGATTTTATTTCTGAAGATGAACCTGATAGTTTAGATTCTGATTCTCATTCTGATACAGATTTAGATAATCAGACTGGTGATGTTAGGTATTCTGAAACCACTAATAAATTGTTTAACTATTCGTTTCAAAATAATTCAGATAGAACTTTAAATCTGGATTGGTATATGGATAATGCTAATATAAACACAATACAATTTGTTTACAAACATGTTAATACAACACAAACACAAACTATTTTAGAATCAAGTGGAAGTGGTGCACAAACACTTTGGGATTTAAGACTAATACCAAGTTCAGATGGTATTAGTTCTTCATTTGAATTTAGACTAAATAATTCTAATACTGGGTCTTTACCAATTGCAACTAATGCAGTTTCAATGTCAACTAGTTATGTTAACATTAACAATGGTGAATTATGGAATGTGATGTTACAAAGAATGACATCGAGTATTAGTGGTAGTGGAACTAATACATATAAATTACATGCAGCTTTACAAAAAGGAAATAAAATATCTCCATACAAGTTAGCTAAAATGTCAGTTAGTGGTGGTATAGTTAACTCATATGTAACTGGTGGTGATGTTATGACTGGTTCAGTTCATGGTAGGGGTTATTTTGCTAATCAAAATTGGTTGTCAAGTGGTTCAAGAGCTAGTTCAAACAATGGTAACTTATTTGTTGGTAAAATATTTAGTGGTTCATTAGGAGAAATAAGAGGGTGGTCTACAGCGTTAAGTGCATCTAAATTTAGACAACATACATTAAATAAATTTTCAACAACTGGTAACACTATTGATTCACATAGAAAAGAATTAGTTTATCATTTTAAATTAAATGAAAATTATACAAGTGGTTCAATATCAAGTTCAACACAAGCTCCATATATTGTTGATGCTGCTCCTAAAACAACATTAACAACGGATTATTCATTTTCAATACCATTAAATATTATTACTGGTTCTTTATTGTATGGCTTTGATTATACATCAACATTTGAATTGGGTTTCCAAGATAATAATTTTGATAGTAAAAATGATAATAGTATTAGAATAAATCCAAAACAAAATATTATTGGTAATTTAAATCCATTTATAAAGTCTACCGCAGATACAGAAAAACCTCTTTTTAGAAATTCAAATAAATTAGAATTAGATGTATCACCTACAAATAGAGTAAATCAATTTATAATAAATAAATTAGATGGTTTTAATTTAGAAAAATACTATGGTAAACCACTACATTATTTTTCACAATCGTATAATGAACTTGATACATTTAGACAAGATTTTTATAAATCATATCCAATTGAAATTGATGTTAATAAATTTATTAGAGCACATGAAAATATGTTTAATCCCTCTATTGCAGAAGGAGTAAAAACATTAGTTCCAGCTCGTTCAACATTAAGTGATAGAAATAGTGGTTTTGGTGTAACTATAAAACCAACTATATTAGAAAAACAAAAATATGAACATCATCAACACTCGGTTGAAGTTAATCCGAATACATTTACTAGTAGTATTTCAATTGTAGAAAATACAGAATATAAACAAAAATCACTTATTGCTAGTCTTGAATTACCATATAGCACTTCATTAAGTTTAGGTAATTCTTATTTAACTAATTCAGATTATGTACATTCACCATTTTTACAATCTAATGGTGTTACTGGTTCACTTGAGTTTGCTAAATCAGGTTCAGCATTAGTTGTAAGTGAATCTATTTTATTTAAAACAACTCAAATTTCTTTTCCACATTCAGCTTCATTGAGTTTGGGTAATTCATATCAAACTGAAAGTGTGAGTGGTGTTAATGTATTATCTACTTTTTTACAATCAACTGGATATACTGCATCACTTGTATTACCATTTAGTGTGACAATTGATGAAATAACAACAAACGAAAATAAATCATTTGTCAACATACACGATAGTTGGGGAACAAGTTCATCCGATACACACTTTATAAATTTTGCAGGTGGAACTGGTTCTGAAGGAAATTATAATGTTGGACATATTGATACAAGAAATGTGTTTCATATGATAGGTGATACAGAATATTTTTCATCATCATTTGGTAAATCTAGCGATTTTGGTAATTCAACAAGATTTTATAATAGAACACAAGTTACTGAAGACTTAAAGTCTGGTATTGAATATGATTCTGAGGGATTTGGTAGAGGTGCTGGAATTGTTGCAGGTAGGATGATGGGTAAAACAAGATACTTCAAAACATCATCAGATGGTACAATAGAAACATTACCTTCAAATCACGTTAGTAAATTTGCTAACAATTTTAAAGATACTATGTATGCAGGAACACAAAATACGAATCCAGGATTTTTTCCAAAAACATCACCTGATGATAAATCTGTAGATTTTTCAACATCTTCTTTTTATGGAGTTAAAGTGACTGGTGGTGAGAATCAAATTATAATAAAAAGTAATACATCACCAACTATAGGTTCAGATGATACTACTAATTACTAAACTAATTAAAAAATACTATATTTTTTTGATTTATTAATATTTATATATGAATCAGAATATGTTATTTTAAAGCAGGAGAATAAACAATGGGATATTTAGACAATTCATCAATTACGGTTGATGCTGTTTTAACAAAAAAGGGAAGAGAAATTTTAAAAGATGGTGGAAGTTTAAACATTAGTTCTTTCACACTTTCAGACAAACAAGTGGATTATACTTTGTGGAATCCAGACCATCCAAGTGGTTCGGCATTTTATGGTGAGGCTATTGAAAACTTACCAATGTTAGAAGCTAGTGTTCATGCCGAGTATAATATGAATAATAGATTAATAAGTTTAAATCAAAATTCTATAGCTATACCTGCTTTAGTTCTTGATTCTGGTTTAGACTCTAAAGGTGGTGCTACAAAAACATATAACAATGGTGATGAAGGTTCATCAACTGTTACGGTTAGATTAATTGGTTTTGCATCATCTACTAATACGGGTTTTGGTATGATAATACAAAAACCAGGCATTGTATCTACAACAGCAGAGTCTGCAGGTAGTTTAAGTGGTACAGGTATTCATAGAACATTTTTATCAACTGAAGATATAGCATCAGCTCAAGAATATAGAGTTGCTACTACAATTAAGGGTAGTGATAGAATTGCTACTATTACACTTAATCCTCTTCAAGTAGATACGGCAGGAGAATCTACAAATATATTTATTTATGATTATGATTCTGGTGCACAACTTTCATTTGAGGTTGTTAATAATATAACAAAACCAATATCAACAATAATAGCACAAGGTGGTGTAGGTTCAAAATAAATTTCAATTAGGAGATAAATAAATGGCTATAGCGGGAACAAATATACAATTAGATAATACGGAGGGAATGGATAAAGTAACCACTGTAGAAAAGGTAACTACACCTTATTTTTCAGATGGTACAGATACATTAGGACCAGGAAACATAACAGCTTCAAACCTTTCAACTACAAACGAAACTTACTTTTTTGGTATATCTAAAGACTCAACACCTACAACTGTAGAATTTAATGTTGCTTTTGGTAGTTTAAATGGGTATGGTGCGAAAGTTGAAGCGAATACAAAGTCTGAAACCGAAGCTATTTATGGACAATATGCTAGTTTACTTTTGGCTCCTACAGAGGTAACTGGTGGATTTATCATATCAAGAAATAATAGTTTAACAACTGCTCCTTCAAATGCAGCAATTGCAAGTGGAAGAGATAATGAAATATTTGTTATGTCTGCTAAACGAACAAACATGAAAGATAGAATTAATAAAGGAACTTGGACAGTTCAATTAAGTGGTTCAACAAGTAATGTTTTAAATGCTAAAACTATTGGTACACCTATTCTTCATTTAACAGATGATAGTTCTGGTGGAACACCAACTTCAACACCAGCTGGTGATAGATACAATATTGTTAGTGGTTCTGGTGGAACAGTAAGTGGTAGTGGTGCTTCGGATAGAACATATGGTTTCTTCTATCCTGATCAAGGTATAATGGTATTTAGTCAACAAGAATTATCTGCTTCAATTCCTGGTGTTAGTGGTTCTGCAGGTGCAGCTCCAAATGAAGAAAGTATTTTTGGAAATCACCGACATAAAGGTTTTGCAATCTCAACTGATACTGATAATAATGAAAAAACTGCATTAAGATTTATTAATTGTTTAACAAGTGGTTCTTTATCATTTAGAGATGAAGAAGACCAAGTAAGTGCTCAATATTTTTGTAGAGTTAGAAGTGGACATTGTAATTTTTCAAACAATCCAACATTTGTTAGTGGTTCAGAAAATAAATTAAGAGCTAGTAAGATGAGAGGTAATCCACAAACATTTATCACAGGAGTTCAATTGTATAATGATGCTGGACAAATGGTTGCAACTGCTAATTTATCAAAACCATTAAAGAAAAACTTTAGTACTGAGGCTACTATTAAAGTTAAGTTAACCTATTAATGATATGTTATGTTTGTATACAAAGATATTAATAAAACATCTACTGTCATTCAACAGAATTTAGTAAACTATACTCAAAACTTAACAACAGCTTCTTCAGGTATACAATCTTATAAAATAGTTTCAGGTTCAATAAACAATAAGTATTGGCAATCATTAAATGTTTTGTTCTATACAAGTGGTTCTCCAATTTATGGTTCTGCTAATACTTTTGAATCTTTTAAGTTTGCTAGAGCTACTAGTAATTCATCAATTAGACAAAGAACTGGTAAACAATTTCTAACAAAATATCATGGATACCCAAGTAGTTCATTAATTACAATCCCATCAACTTATTATGGTGAAAAAATAAAAGAAGGTTCTTTCACATTTACAGACTTAAACAATCCTGATAATGATGGTAATAATCCAATAATTAGAGATGATGGTAGGGGTAATTTATATTCAACAAATGCTTACCATTCACAAAGTGCTGGGGCTTTATCATCATCTGACAATTATGTTGGTAATATATTTTATGAACAAGGATTAGCTGTTATTACAGAAACTGGTTCTTGGTCTGGTAGTAAAAACTATTCAGATTTTGCAACTAATTATACATTAGAATTTGATTCAGTTAACACCATTGTGAGTCACGAGTACAGTATAACAATACAACCAAATGAATTTAATCATTCTATGAATTATACACTAAGAAGTCCAATAACTGGTTCACTTAAAAAATCTACAAGTAATTTATCAACAAAATTTACAGGTAGTGATTTTAGTCCATATATTACTCATATTAATTTATATCAAAACGGAGATTTAACAACTCCTGTAATTTGTGCACAATTACCAAAACCAATAAAAAAGAGTAAAAAGATAGCAACAACATTTAAAATAAAATTAGATATTTAGGAGACAAATGGTTATATTAGGATTAGATGCATCCACGACTTGTGTTGGATATGCATTCACAGAAGATAAGAAGATTCTCGATATGGGATTCATCGACATCAAAAAAGAAAAAACACCAAAAGAAAAAGTGCAGAAAGTTCTTGACTTTTTACATCAAATTTCGTATATTGATGATGTAAATGATATTAACATTGAAGATAATCTATCAGGTTTTGCTGGTGGAAGAACTTCACAACAAGTTATTATAAAGTTAGCAAAGTTTAATGCAATACTTTGTTTTATGTTAGAGAACTTTGAATATAATGTTAATAGTGTGAATCCAATGACTGCTAGAAAACAAGTGTTTGGAAAAGCTAGAGTCAAGGGTAAAAAAGCAAAACAATTTGTACAAGAAGAAATAGAAAAAATGTACAATACTAACAAA